TTTATTAAATTCCTAATTGCTCTATTAATTAATCTTTTTTTCTCTGTTCTGTCGGCTCTAGACCGAGTTTCAACCTCATATTGCTCACAGAGTTGATTAATTAATTTAACAATTTTCTTATTTTTGTCCTCTTTAGGTTTCTCTTTCTCTTCCTCTTCGGGTTTCTCTTTCTCTTCCTCCTCTTCATCTAATTCTTCAGGCTTCTCTTCCTCCTCTCTAACCTCATCACCTTCCTTTTTTTTCTCTTGTTTTTTTTCTTCAACCTCATCATCTTCTTTCTTGTCAATATCTTTTTCACTACACTCCTCTTCACACATACTATTTGCCATCGCTACTGCTTGGTCTTTATCAACATCTTCCTCTTCCATTATCTCAGGGATTTTTCTTTCTACACATTCCTCAATCGTCTCACCTTCCTGCCTACAAGCTGGTGATTTTTCTTCCTCCCCTCCTTCTTCTGCTTTCATCAACTTATCAACATTTACTCCTTTTGATTTTGCTAATGCCATAGCATTGCTCGGGACGGATACAGTTGATAACTCTAATAATTCACTTTCTACAATATTTCCCTCTCCGTCCATTTCTTTCGGAATAAACCCTACTGAAAATGCATTTAAAAACCCTCCTGCATATAAATCGAAAATAACTTTAGCTTTAGGATTTTCATCTACAGCAAATTTAATTTTCCCTTCCAATTCGTTATTTCCACTAATTCTAATATTTTCAACCTTCCCAATTGTTTCTGTAGCATCTCTATATTGATGGCTATTTACTACAACGGGATTCTTTTTAAATTTGTCTAAATCCCAATTCTGCTTGATAACATCTCCATCTCTATCTTTATCTTCGGTAGAAAATACAGCCCATAAGGAAGCATTCTTTTTATCGACAGAATCATTTTTAATATCTATTTTGTATTTTTGATATAATTTTTCCATATTTATTTTATATTACACAACGACAATTAACGGTTTCACTTGGTGGCCCTTTTGGGTCGCCTGGATACATTAATCCGTTACTAAACGGCATATCCGTAGGAACTTTTTCACCATCAACCATTTGGTGAGATGCCCTTGTATTACTATCCATTACTGCCACCCAAACTTTTGAAGGCGTCCCTGTTTGTTTATAACCTTTAAAATTACCAAAATTTGTTGCTGAATGAACCTCAGTCCTTGCTACCGTTTTTGCTCTACTTCTGCTCATCTTATTAAAAGAACCTTCTAACCTATCAACTAATTCACTTCTACTCTCTCCTCCCTCAATACTTTCTTTTACTTCACTAGCTATTCTTTTATAGGTTGTTTTGTTTATCTGTTTAGCAAAAGTCTCCTTCCTTTCTTGAAGCCAACCTTCTATCTCAGCATCCATTGTAAAATCAAAATCATAGTTCATTCTATCAATTGTATCTTCTCCCTCTTCTTTCAAAAACCTTCTCAATAATGGCCCTAATTCTGACATCGCAAGTTTTACTTCTACTTTCTGGTTAAAAATCTCATCTGCTAATCCTTTGATTTTAAACTGCTTCCTTACTTCTAAACTTTCAAGAACTCTATTTTTTTGCCCCTCCCAATATTTTTTTAGCTTTCTTTGAAATTCTAATTCTTTTCTATCCATTCTTTTAATTGCTCTCTTCTCATAAGTTCTTCGATATTTCTCATTGTCTAAAGGGTGTTTAAACTCTTTTTTTTTATCTTCTCCTTCTTCGGCTTGATATAACGGCACGGAATTCATAGGTACAAGAACCTGATTTCCTCCTTCTACGGGGTCTAATCCTAATTTCTCTCTCTTTTCATTTGTTGTCATCGCATCAATTTTATGCGCAATTTCAAGGTCTTTTCTTTTCTCTTCTTTATCTTCAGGTACGATTCCTTCATAAGTTAAAACCATATCCTCAGGAACTAAAAACTCATTTAAATTATTGACTAAGTCATCCAATAATGGCTTAATGGTATGTTTTAAGAAAATCTTTCGGGCTTCCTCTGCATTCTTATATTTTGTTCCTATTAAATTAGCTAAAATTGCCTTAGGCACTTCCGTCATTATACAAATATCATTCAATGTAGCATCCATACTATCTAAATAAGCTAATTCCTTAGGACTCAATGCCATCTTCTCGTAATCAGCATCCCCTCCTAAAAATAACGGTTTACCAGCTCTCTCTGCCCCAGCATATTGCTCTTCGTATTTATCTCTTAGTTCTTGTATCTGTTTTTTAGTTAGTCCTGTTTTAGTATTAAATTTAAAAACCCCTTCAACTCTTCCTCCATTTTCTAAAATATTTTTTTGATACTCTCTCAACTGAACTTCAGTTTCCAAAGTATTCACTCCTGCCTGAATAAGACTAACAGGTTTTAACTGATTCTTAGGGTCGGGAGTATAATTTCTAATTACCTCATCAGCTTTATAAGTAATCTCCTTCCCATCTTTTATTTTGTAAGAATAACTCCTAACAGAACCATCATCATTTCGATTAACATCAACTCTGCTCGGAATCAAAAGATGTAACCCTTTAATCTCTTTTCCTTTTTTAAAAGCCTTTGATTTAGAATCTATTTTTATATAAGCCTCTCCACATAAATCTCTATAAAGTTGATATAGTCTAAAAAATTCTGTTCCAGCCATTACAGGATTCGGCCTACTTAAAGTCTCCAAAAAACTTCTTGCCTTGTCATTTGTCAGTTCTTCTCCTTCTTTATTTTCTATTTTAAAATTAATTTTACTAACTTCCCTTGCTCTCTTCTCTATTGCCTTATTTAAATAAAGTGATAATTCATTTAAATCTAATGGACTTTTTTCATTTAAATTTTTAACGGAAGTCCAACCCGTTTTCCAAATACTCTTAATCGAATCTTCTCCTAATATTTTTTCTTTAACTTTTTGTAAAAAATTCATCTTTTAATAATAATTAAGGACAACCGATAAACGGTTGTCCCTGTTCTTCAAGGACTGAATATTTAATTTCTTATTCTATTATAGCACCTCCTAAAAAAACCGTCAACCACCAATATTGTAGGTTCGTCCTTTCTCTTTTATCTTTAAAGCAGTTACCTCCCCTTTTTTAATAACTAAACTAATCTCCAATTCTCCGTAATTAATATCTCCAACATTCTTTTTAATAGCTGAAAACCATCTTCTCTCATTACTATTATCCAAATGCTCTTGTTTTATATTATTTATTTTTTTTGTCATATTATTCCCACAAATGGTGGCTCAAAGAAACTTAAAGCAAAAGCATCAGCATAATCACTACTTTTACCATTCGTTCTTTTTTTCATTTGTTGTTTGGGTTCAATTTGTATTTGCCTCTCCCCCGTATGGGTTCGATATTTTATCCAAGTGAGTTGTTGCCAACCTTTATCTTTTAATAATTTACCTTCGCCCTCAACCCACTTTTTGGCATTCCAATATAATTCGGCCTTTAAATTATAATAAGTTTCAGGATTCCTTGCTTTTGTGCCTACGGCTACTCCATTTACATCTAATCCTAGTTCTTTACATCTATCACTTACTCCTCGTCCAACTCCAATATCATCAATCGCAATACTTTCCTCCTCTAACTCTTTATACTCCTCTAAGATTCGTTGTATTTCCCTGACATTTGCCATAGTATCCTCACTTTGATTCCAACTCTCGATAATGGCTCGTTTACCTTTTCTTAGTACAAAAACATTTAAATCACTTCCAGCACCAATATCAACTCCTAATTTTAGCTCCCCATTTTGTTTCAATAATTCCTCTTCGTCTTTAAAGTAAGAAATATCCTCTGCTCTAAGTAATTGCCTATATCCTTTTCGGTCAACTTGTGCTTGTTTGGGGAACTCACATTTATATAAGACATCGAATAAGGGTTTTGTCTTAGCCCTCTCAATAAAATCCTTTGAAAACCTCCCCTCCTTCATTGCTTGTTTATAATTTATGAAAATCTTTTTCATTTCAGGATTCTCCCAATCTTTTTTGAAATGTGTATAAGGAGGTTGGCTATAAAACGGGTTTCCTATCTTCGCATAAAAATAATCATCTTTACCTCCCACCATTCTAAAAATAGTTGCTTCAGTTGAATCTGTAATCAATCCTGCCTCATCTAACATCACTATTTCTGCTCCCATTCCCATTGCACTCTCAACACTTCTTTTTAAATTTCTTTGATTCGCTGATAATGTATAGACTCCTCCTCCGTTTCTTAAAATTATTCTCTCTTTACTCTCTTCTTGTCTCAATCTCTCCAATTTAGTATTCTGTTCTAACTCTTTAAAAAATAATGGGCTATCTCCTAAATGCTCAATATAGTATCTCATTATAATTTTAGCCTTTTCTTTCTTCGGGGCTACAATTGCAACAACTTTTCCTTCTACACAGCTTATTATCAAGGCTGCTAAAGCAGTAATAAGACTCTTTCCATACTGAGTAGCACATATTATCTCAATCTCTTTAACAGGCCTAAAAACAAAATTATAAAACATCACTTTTTGCCCTTCCGTTGCTCTTTTTTCAAAGCTATTTCCTTCTAAATCAAAATAAGACAATAAATGATTTACTTTTTTATTCTGCTTCTTCGTCAGTTGTGGAAGTTTCGGTTTCAGCATCTTCTCCTAATAATTTTATTAATAATTGCTTATGCTCTTCCATTTCTGATGTTATCTTCTCTCCTTGTGTCGTTAAGTCGGTTCTTCTAACTGCCTTTCCGTAGATTCTATCTTGTAAATCCTTCCAAAATCTAAAATCTCCATTTCTTGCCCTCTCAAAAGCAGTTCTAAGCAATTCCTCTTCAATGTGCTTAACCTCGGTGTCATTCTTATCAGCAACTTTCTCTACGAATTCATAAAATTTAGTTTTAAAATCTTTACTTCCTTTGGGTCTACCCTTATAATTTCTCCTTGGGTCATACCCCTCTTTAAAAGGTTTCCCGCTCAGTTCTTTCTCAGTTCTTTCTGTATTTTTCTCTTTTTTGTCCTCTTCCTTCTTTTTTTTATCTGACATATTATTTTTTATATTTTTCGCTTATTATTTTAGGAACGGTATGCCTCCAACTAATTTTATGATGCAACCTCATATTCGTCCTTCCCATTTTCGAAATCTTAACACTTGAGGGATTATACATTATTGTATAAAAACTTTTAACATAAGTTCCTTTATCTAAATATACATCAGTCATTCCTCCTTCATTCGATTGAGTCTGCTTCTGGGCTATACAAGCAACACTAGTTGTAAAAAATAAATCTCCTAAACCTCCAAACCTTACATAAGTATTGACATCTTCATTGATTCGTCCTATAAAATCAACCTTTTTCTCTGTTTTACATAATAAAGTGTTCATTGCTTTCCTCTTTATCTTTATCTTTCGCCCCATTCCACTTTCTTTTCCTCCAATATAATCTCCTCCTTATGCTAAAGCAAAAACTTTTAATCCTGCCTTCTCATAGTATTTAATCATTCCTTCAAGTAATTCATCCAAATTCCTAACTTCCCTTGATTCATACTCTCCTTTGTAATTAAATTTATAAGCTAAACTAGTATAATCATCATCTAACTCCATAAAATAATCCACTCCCACCTCTTCTGCTAAATCAAAACAGACATTCCTAGCAAACACTATTGTCTTTCGGTTATCACTTAAATCTCCTTTATCTATTCGTTCAGCAACTTTTTTCTTATCAAACATTAAAACCTTATCTCCATATCTTTCGTAATATTCATCTGCTTTTTCATCCTCATTATCTATCACTATATAATAATCTCCAGAATAATTACATCTTTTTAGGGTATCTAATGTGTAAAGTCTATCTGGTCGGCTGTGTGTCAATATAAATACACAAAAATCATTCCTCATCTTTCTTTCTATTTTTAAATGCTTCTTTTATAAATTCAATATAGCCGTTCTCTACTGCATCCTCAAAGTCAATTATAACTAAAGCTGACTTCTCCATTAATTCTTGTACTTCTGGTCGGGAATGTGCATAAAAATCAGCAATTTTCTCATAATCAAACCTATTATGTCTTTCAGCTGCCTTCAGTAAAAACTCTTTTTCCTTCTTATTTAACTCACTTTCCTCAATCTCTGCACGAAGTTCCTCAGTTTTGCTCGTATTTACTAATTCTTTTATTTCGGGCTTCTCTCCTTTGGGTTCGTAGGTCGGTGGTTCAATTTTGTCAGTATATGACCCCTCCTGACTCTCAAATATCTTATTCAGTTCACTTTCACTAAATCCTGTTACATTTAAATTATAATTGTTTTCTTTTAGTTTTTTTAATTCCTCTCTTAATAAATTGTCCTCCCAATCACTCTCAGTTAATTTATTATCTGCGATTCTAAATGCTTTGGCTTGTTCATCAGTTAAATCATCCCTCTCAATAACAGGCACTTCCTTTAATCCTAATTCCTTTGCCGCTTCAATTCTACCGTGTCCAGCGATAATCTCGTTGTTTTTTATTATTAATGGCACTGTAAACCCAAATTCTTTAATGCTATCTGCAATTTTTTTTATCTGATTTTTAGGATGCTTTTTAGGATTCTCAGGATATTTCTTTAAATCTTTTACTTTCTTAGTCTTTATGTGCTTTTGTATATCTACCTCTTCACTCATTATTTTTTATCCTCTTCTCCATTTTTATAATCAACGATTCCTAATACGACCCTAACTAAATCACTAAACTTCATTTTTCTATAATTTGTATTAAATGCCTCTTGTACATAGCTTTGGTATTCTTTAGCAAATTTACTCTCTTTATCAGACTCTTCAAATAATTTAGGATATTTTTCTTTTAAAGCATCATAAGGTTCGGCCTGATTCCCTAAATGATAAACCTCTTGCCAAGCATCTTTTTCTTTTATTTTTCTTTTACCTCCTTCTTGCTCATCAGGTACAGTTATTTTGTTCTCTCCGTTCCTTGCTTTTACATCTTTTAGCATATCGCTAACTTTTTCTCTTTGTTCACTTAATTTTTCGTCTAACTCTAATAACTTTTCAATTTTCTCCTTTGTAATCTTCATTTGTTCTATATTTTTTTAATTTATTATCGGATAATTCATAAACTCTTTTGTTCAGATAAATTATCCTTTTTAATCCTCTTTTTTTTAACAACCTTTTTAAAAACTTTTTTCGTTTTCTTAAATTTTTATATTCCCTACTGTTCTCTTCCCTTGTAGTTTTTACACTAACTTCGGGTGTATAAAATATTTTCCAATCAGTTTCTTTTACTCTTAACATAAAATCAGTATGCTCCCCTCCTATCTTAAGTTCTTCATCCCACTTGACATAGTCTAACATTTCTCGCCTCATTAAAGCAAAATTTAAAACTGAACCTGTTTCTTTACATCTAATTCCTTCAATCTCTTTCCACTTCTCTCCATCAGGAATATGCCATAAATCTTTTCCATCCCTCTTCCACCGATGCTCGTAATGAATTTCTTGTCCATTCTTCTCCTTTACTACTCCTCCCACTATCCCAGCCTCTTTTTCTTTTTCTAATATTTTCTTAAATTTAGAAATATCTGTTTCCTCTGTAAAAGTTAAATCATCATCTAATAAAAGCACATATTTCCTATCAGTATATTTTACTAAAAAATTCCTTGCCTTACTTAGCCCACAATCGAAATCAAGGTTATAAGCTGTCGGTTTTACCTGCAACCCTTCATCATATAAATCACTCCATAGTTTTTTATATTCTTGTGTATTAAAATCTCTTCCTTGGTCGGCTATCGTAATCTTAGCAAAAGGATAAGACCTAGCGATAGAAAATAATAATTTCCTCAAAGCCTCCTTCCTAAGAAAAGTAACTATAATAAAATCAATATCATCTATTGTTTCTCTTTTAAAAAAATCAAGCCTCCCTCCCATATCTTTAGCAAATCTTAAATTATACTTCTCAAAGAATCTTTTTTTATCCTGTTTCCTTCCTCGGTATTTTCTGTATTTCTTTTTTTCTTTTGGTAGCAATCTAACACTATTAGGCTTATGGACTATAACACTATCAG